AGTAGTGAGGAAAATTATTGGAAAGATACCAATATGCAAGGTATGTTGGCTTTGGGTTTTTCTTATGGAATGCTCCATAAAGACAAACTTTATAAAGATAAAAACTTAGTAAAAAGTTTAGCTGAAAGAGACTATGATGCTTTAACTGCTTATCCTTATAATTCGTCAACAACTCCCGATATATCTAAGCATATAAAATGGGTTCAGTCAGGCAGTACTGCATGGTTGGTCGATAAGTCTACTTGGGAAAGAAAACTTAATACTAATGATGTTAAGAGATTTCAGCAATCGATACATTCACTCGAGGGAGATCCTAGATTTCTAATATCATTACTTGGATTATTGAATTACGATTTTATAGTTCAAGAGAGTGTTACTCCGCCCAAAAAGATTAATCATATATCTTTTGGTAGGAATACACCTAAAAGCGAGTACAAAGTCTTGGAGATAACCTTACCTAAGCCAAGAGGTAAAAGGGTATACGAAAAGATTTTTACGGGTCAAGGCTCTCCTAAGAAAGAGCATTGGCGAAGAGGTCATTGGAGAGTTCTTAGAACTAAAGATGGCAAATTAAAAAAGCGAGTTTGGATTGACCAAATGAAATGCGGTAATCCTAAACTTGGAAGTATAATCAAAGACTATGTTTTAAAGGAGAACTAAATTTGAGTAAAATAAAATGGAAAGAGGTCGAGCCTGAGAACTTAACTTGGGCTGACCTAGAAGATAATCTAACATGGGCTGAGGCTATGTTAGAGATCGAGGGTTTAGTCAATGAGGAAATATCAGATCTCAAAAAAAGAGGTAATGATAGGACTGTTAGACTATTACAAAATTCAATCAAAGTTATTAAAAGGGGATACTAATGCGAAACAATCCTGACGATTTATCTAATCAGCTTATAGCTAAAATAGAAACATGGCTGAGGGGAGAAATCTCCGATGTTAGATCTAGTCATCATGATGACGAGGTCGATAGTCGAGAACTCGGTATACTCGATGGAAGATACGAATGTGCCGAGGCTTTACAAACTAAAATCAAAGAATGGAAAAAGGAGTTATTCGATGAATAATCTAGATCGTATTTTATTATTTTTATTAGGCATATGTGTATTGCTTATGTCTATTGTCACTATTGCTGATCCTGATGGATATTATATGCAAAGTGTCGAGGGCATCATTTTTACTTGTTTCATAGGTGCTATTGGGTTTACCATGATTATGGTAAGTTTTTTTAGTATTTATTTTAAAGAATAGTGGGGGAGAGATCACTCCTTTAAGTCGTGGGTAAAAGTGGATGCCTTGGGTTGTTTTTAATTTTTTCATTACCATCCGTCAATGCTATGCCTCTCTACATGAATGTTGCCCCCATAATTTTATTGGCAGTCATGATGAGTAAAGCCTCGATCTCTAAACTATGGTTAGGCTAAGGTATGGAAAGCCACAAAAAAAGGCTCATAGAGCCTTGTACAGAGGGGGTAACATATCCCCTCTGTATGATTCCTAGCAAAAAGGTCTTTGTGCTATGCACGGGGCTTAAACAACGATTAAATACATATTGGAGATTTTAATGACAAGTTACAGTAAAATTAAGGGTAGATCTAAGGGTTATCGCTATAGAAACTCAATAGTAGATCTACAAAGAGACCTTTGGAAAAGGAATGCAAAGAAAACTCCAAAGGAATTAGAAATGGATGAGAGGTTTGAGGATGATCCTAGAGCCATTCGTGAAAAAGATTATGGAAGAATAAATCGTGTGTCTACATCCACAATTCAACACATGAGGGGCGGAAGTCCTTTTGAAGAGCAATAGGAGATATCATAATGTTAACTGCATCTTTAGTTTGCCTTGCACTTAATGTGTATCATGAGGCTAAAAATCAAAGTTTCTTAGGTCAGGTGGCAGTCGCACAAGTTGTTATGAATAGGGTAAAAGATAAAAGATATCCTAATACAGTTTGTGAGGTTGTAAAACAAGGTCAAACCTACAAATGGAAACCTAACTTGCCTATCAAGAATAGATGTCAATTCAGTTGGTATTGTGATGGCAAGAGTGACAAGCCTCTAGAAATTAAAGCATGGGAAGATGCTATGCATGTTGCCAATGGTGTTTACAATCAACATTTAAGTGAATTTGTCGAGGGTGCTACACATTACCATGCCGACTATGTAAATCCTAGTTGGGCTGAAACAAAAACATTCGTTACAAGAATAGATGACCATATATTTTATAGATGGGAAACTGAACCAAATAATAATTACTTGTACGATTAGAAGTTAATTTTAACTTTTAGAAACTATAAGGGGGCAGTTGGAGAGACCGCCCCCTTTTTGCGTAAGAAGTGAGATGCTGAGTAAACAATCACTTAATCAATACATAATCCCGCCAAGCAGTTAAGTCAACCATTTCTCCAACTTTCATAAAATTCTTTTATAGGCTTAACAATTTCCCCAATATTATTTTTTATAAATTCTACATCAA